TCAGCCGGTTAATATTAAAATATCTTCTGGTGGTGGCGATGTGTTTGCAGGATGCGAGATATATAATGAATTAAGAAGTTATTCAGGTGAAGTTAATATCGAAATTATTGGTATGTGTGCGAGTATTGCGGGTGTTATAGCCATGGCTGGCAAGTCAAGTATGTCACCATTAGCACAATTTATGATGCATAATGTGTCTACATCAACTAGTGGTGATTATAGGGACATGGAACACACGTCAGAGGTATTAAAGAAGGCTAACAGTACCATTGCCAATGCATATATATTAAAAGCTGGATTAACAGAAGAAGAAGTTAAAAAAATGATGGATAAAGAAACATGGTTAACATCAGAGGAATGCAAAGCGTTAGGTTTAGTAGATGAAATAATGTATTCTGATGAAAAAATAGATAAAAATTTACTTAATTCATTAAAAAATAATGCTACTAGTTTTTGTAATAGTATAGGAAAGTTAGATAATAATTTATTAAAAAAATTTAAGAATTATAATCCAGTTATTAATCATCCAGTTCAAGAGAACAAGGGTGATTTTTTATTGCAAAAAAATAAAGCAAAATTACAATTGTTAAAATTAAAAGGAGGAATTCAGTAATGAATAAACAAGAATATATGGAATTAAGAAATGGGCTTTATAGTGAAGCCGAAAATTTAATCAATGCAGGGAGCATTGAAGATGCAAACTCAAAGATGAAGGAAATTGAGGATTTAGATAAGAGATTTGAAAATGAAGCTATATCTTTAGCAAATCTTAATGCGTTAAAGGATAAAACTAAAATTACAAGTATAGAGAATAATTCTGTAACAGTTAAAAACTATAAAGTGCTTGATTCTATGAATGCAGAAACAGATGTAGAGGATATAACAGCCAGTGCAGACTATAGAAAAGCATTTATGAACAATATCATAAAAGGTGAGGATATGCCACAAGAATTTATGAATATTGATTCAAATACTAAGACAACAGATGTAGGAATACTAATACCTTCAACTGTAGTAGAAAAAATAGTAGAAAAGATTGAAGCAACAGGTATGATCCTTCCACTCGTAAATAGAACTGCTATTAAAGGTGGAGTAACTATTCCAACATCAACATTAAAACCAGTAGCAACTTGGGTAGCAGAGGGAGGTACATCTGATAAGCAAAAGAAATCAGCTAATGGTACAATATCATTTGCTTATCATAAATTAAGATGTGCAGTATCAGTATCTTTAGAAACTGATGTAATGGCGTTAGGCGTATTTGAAGCAACTTTAATTAAAAATGTTGCTGAAGCTATGACAAAAGCATTAGAGCAATCAATTGTAAGTGGGGATGGAAATGGAAAACCAAAGGGAATATTAACAGAGACACCTAATGTAGGTCAAGATTTAGAATTTGCAGTGATAGATTATGATACTTTAATAGATGCAGAAGCTGCATTACCATTAGAATATGAAGCAAATGCAGTGTATTGTATGACTAAAAAGACATTCATGGAGTATCAAAAGATTAAAGATACTACTGGTCAACCAATAGCTAGAGTTAATTATGGTATAGGTGGTAAGCCAGAAAGAAGTCTTTTAGGTAGAACTGCTATACTTTGTAATTATCTAGACTCATTCTCTGCTACGTTGGAAGTTGGAAAGCCTTTTGCATTTTTATTTAACTTCCAAGACTATACATTAAATACTAATTTCAATATGGGATTAAAAAAATATGAGGATAACGAAACAGAGGACCAAATAACTAAAGCTGTAATGCTTGTTGATGGTAAAGTTGTAGATAAGGGAAGTTTAGTTATTCTTAAGAAAAAGGCATAAATTGAGAGAGGGTTTTAACCCTCTTTTCTTATTGAAATGGAGGGGTAATACATGCTAGAAAAAATTAAACCATCACTAAGAATAAAATCAAGTGCATTTGATTCAGAAATTAATGATTTAATAGAAAGTGCAAAATTGGATTTACAAATATCTGGCATAGATAAAACTAAAATTACTAATTCAGATCCTCTTATTCTGCAAGCAATAAAGCTTTATTGTAAAGCCAACTTTGGATTAGACAACAAAGAATCTGATAAGTATCAGTTATCTTACAACTTATTAAAACAGAGTCTAGCTTTATGCAGTGATTATAATACTATAACAGAAGGAGTGACAATTTAATGTGGAGTGATGTGTGTTACTTAGGAAAAGTAAATTCAATTACTGACTCTGATGATATAGGAGATAGCCCAGTAGGTATACTATATGGTAGTGAAGTTTACTGTGATGAAAAATCAATTAAATCTAGTGAATTTTATCAAGCTCAGGCATTAGGAATAAAACCAGAGGTAACCCTTGAGTTAATGTTGGTTGACTACAATAAAGAAAAGTATGTTAGATATGATGATATAGAATATAAGGTTTTAAGAACTTATAAATCATCACCTGAGAAAATTGAGATAATATTGACTAGAGGTGTTAATAATGCCAGTTCCTAAGTCAGTAGTTAAAATTAAAAAAGGAAATATTGAATATATAAGTAACGTTGATAGAGTTCAATATACTATAGAGGAGCTTACAAGAGCAGCTTTAAGAGATGTAGGTAAGTTTATTTGTAACAAGTTTAGAAGTGGTTACTATGGCTTGTTTAAAAGAAAAAAGGGTAATGTAGGAAGATATACTCAGTATTGGGTAAGGAGAAATGAGTGTGACTTACAAGTAGGAATTAAACCTAATGCTTTCTATGGAGGCTTTCAGGAGTTAGGTAGTAGTAAATCACAGAGATATGGATTATTACAGAAGACAGTAAGTGAGAGTATTCCAGAAATAGTTTCAATACAGTCAAAGTACCTTAGTGCATTAGAAGATGAAGCGAGTGCTTTAGCTTTGATTGAAGAGGATGAATATGAGGGAGGTGCTGATGGTGAGTAAGACTATAGAATTACGTAAGGATATAAAAGATATTTTAACACAAGCACATGACAGAGTATTTTATAGACGAGCTAAACAAGAAGATGCATACCCTTATATTGTATATTCAATTAAAGATACCTATGGAGCTAAGGTCCTAGAGATTGATTTCTGGGATAGAGATATAAACGATAGTACCAGGAACATTGAAGCTAT